ACGGAAAAACCCAGCCGTTTTGCTTGTTTTCGAGTTGCTTTGTCTGTATAATAAGCGAGTTGCGATATTTTAGCAAATAAAACGCTTCGCTCGCTGAAAGATAGTGTGGAAATATCTGTCATTTCATGCCCTCTATAATTTAATCCTACATTGATATTTATAGGTTTTATGATATAAATATCACTGTATTAAATCAAAGGAGGCTTCGTGAATTTACAAAAAAATAACACAGTAATATTCGAAGAGCCATATCTAACAGAATCAATTTCGTTAGAGGCGTTGTACAACTGGGAACTGCGAGACTTTGACAAGGACGGATACGAAGTTGCAACCCCTATCGAAAAATTGCACTATCAAGCTAATAATGCGTTAATGGGTGACACGCAATATCACACAGCTTGCTCCCAATCCTGGTATACAGATTCTGATAATAGCGAAGCAGGTCTTACTTTAGATCATACACAAATTTTACATCGTTGGGCATACGCAGGCGAAGCAAGAGTAGCGATTGAAAAAGCAGCCCAATATAGGCCCATCTTAAACAAATTGCTTAGAATTAAACCCAAGTGGGGAATTGATTTTTCTATGGACTATGTTACGCAGGAACACTGTTTTGAAGTTTTTCATATCGAACAAGATGCTCTTACCTACAGTGATGCGCTTGAGCTGAAAGAAAAAGCAGAGGACCTAATTGATTCTACCGATTGGGAAGGAAAGATACAAGAAGTATTAGACAGGCAATCAGAGTGGCAAGATCTTTGCTCTGATGATCAAAGCGACTGGAAGGCACGATTTTGGGGTTGGAATCGAGCATTTAATTCAAAAAAGGTATATTTTTAATGTGGGAATACAGATGCAAAATCGTTCATATTGTGGACGGAGACACAGTAGATGTGGATATTGATTTAGGTTTTGGAGTTATACTTCAGGATGAACGAGTTAGGATTAAAGGAATTGACACGCCCGAATCTAGAACGAGGGATCTAGTTGAAAAATTATTTGGCAAAGCTGCAACAGAGCGTTGTCATGAACTACTACCAGTAGGCTCTACACAGATACTGCTGTCGGAACTAAACAAAGAAGGCGAAGACATGAAAGGCAAGTTTGGCAGAGTATTAGGTGATTTTGTTGTTGACAAAACTACTTATACAGAAACTCTTATCGCAGAGCATCTTGCTGTGCGTTATGAAGGCCAAGCAAAGGAAGATATTGAAGCAGAGCATCTCAGAAACAGAGAAATATTACTAAAAGAAGGTAAGATTTTGCAAGAGGACATCGATTCTGCAAAATTAGAAACAGAGTAGCTGCCTTCGAATGCTGTATAAGAATTCACCTTAGGACCGTTAGGTGATGGGTTTGTTCAGCCCTGAGAACGCTCCGCTACTGTGTTCTCTAAAATGAACCTTTTAAATATGATTGTTATCTACTAATGGTTGCAAGCTGATAGATCTGCTGCCAGTTATCTACACTTATAACATAAGGATTATTGAAATCCTTGTTGTGGTTATGAGACAACAACATAGACTTCAAACCTGCCTGTAAGCCAACTACGGCGTTTTCGGGCTTGTCTTCGATCCACATGCAACCTGTGTCTTTGTATTGCGCTAGAACTTCGTGTTTGTCTGCGCCGGTATCAAGATATATGTATTCTTCAAACACAGTATCCCCGAACATCTCTCTCAGATTTTTAGTTCGCAAGTGTTGAGCGTATTGATCATTTGATAAACTAGAAATAACATGAAAGATAAATCCGTGTTCTTCGTGCAGCTTTTTAACATATTTGATTGCGTCACGATAAGGCGGCAATCTTCGTATCCATGCACTTTCGTTAAACATTCTAATTAAACGCTTAGACTCTTTTGCCCCCATCTCGTACATTTTATGTATCTCGTAAGAGTCTTGATATTCTAGGTTGATAACATATCCGTGCCGTTTCATCCAAGCATGGAAGGCGTATGCCCAATCAAATAAAACTCCGTCGGCATCTGTTAATATAACTTTATCTTTCATACGTATATTATATACGTTGTTAATGATTTGTCAACCAAAAAAAAGGGGACCATAAGCCCCCTTGGAAAAAACTGTGCTATGCACGAAAAAGGTTCTTGTTATTTTCTATTAATAAAGTCGTAGAATTTTTCAGCATTCTCTAAGACTTGTTCAACGCCCGGAACACTTGGCATATTCACAGTGTTTACAAACTCACCCGAATCGGGATCACGTCTTGTAGAATTTTCAAACCCCATCCACTTCGATCCCCACTCAAATTCCGTAAACTGTTTGGCAAGGTCAAGAACTTCTGTTCTAATTTCGTAGCCGTTACGATTAAATTTTACATCGGGTGTTTTTGGCGAATAGTTTTCCGCCATTTTCTGAAATTGCTCAGCCATGGCCGAGAGCTGCTGATTGAAATTATTATCAGTCATTACATTTCTCCTTGTGTGTATGTGTGTAATGTTGTTACTAATGTAACAAATTTATTTAGTCTTGTCTACAGGCGGAACATCTTTTTTTGGTTCCGGCTTTTTTTCTACTTCTCCGTAGTATGGAATGTGTGACATTATATTTCTCCTTGTATGTGTATTATTCTTTATACTGTCTATTATGAGATTCAGTTATCTATAAAACTTTGGAAAGATTCTGATCGTAGGCTTCCCGCTTCGATATAGTCGTTCCTGTACCCTTTGTTCCTGCTTTTCGATTTTAGCTTGGTGTTTTTCTGCTAAGCTAGTCATTTTGACTCCTTTAGCTGGGCGATCAATCTGTCTCTTACTCTTGCCGAGCGAACATAGTTATTGATCACCGCCTGAGCCTGCTTTGGATAGTTAAGTGAGAATAACTGCTGCGCAGCTCTAGCAGCGCCGATGCTTTCTCCTATACCTATGCAGCGTAGATATAGTCTTTTGAAAAATCTCACTGACTGAGATTCTTGTGCGGTTGCGGTATGCATGATTTACTCCAGTTGTGTGTGTATATTGAGCAGAACAAACATTTTGTGCTCTGCAACATTATTTAGCATTTAATAAGAAAAGTCAATCATGAATGGTGCCTCGGAGCAGTTTTTGTTAAATACAACTGTATTTTGGGGTAATATATGAAACTGAAGACACGTTCGATATTAGAAGAACTAAATTCGATTGCAGAAAGTCGAGATGCGGACAATCTAATAGAGATGCGAGCAACTAATGTTATCGAATCGGCTATCAACCTAGTTGAACTAATACAGAAGCAGTACTCGACAGAAGACGCAGACGAGCTAGAACGCCGACTAATTAATTCTATCAAAGGACAAGATTCTAGTAAGTTTCATAGAAGCATAAAAAAAATTAAAGAATCTCGCAAAAATAATGAAAACTAGTCTTGCAGAAGGTGGAAATATTTTTAAAACTGCTGATAATCAATCAGCTACGCAGCGCATTGAGCAAAAAAATGTAGAATCAACAGTCGGCTGGCTCGAAAAAATTACAGGACTTCCCTTGACCAACAATATGCTTGGAACTACTGGTAAGAAGTCGTCAAGCGGTGATCTAGATCTTGCAGTAGACGAAAAAACAGTTTCTAAGCAGCAGCTTGTATCTAAGCTTTCAGAATGGGTTTCTAAGCAAGGAGAAAACCCGAGCGAATGGATTACAAAAAGCGGCATCTCGGTACATTTCAAAACACCGATTAATGGCGATTCGAAAAATGGTCTTGTACAGACAGATTTTATGTTCGGAAATCCAGAATGGATGAAGTTTTCTCTAGCAGGGGAATACGGCGAGGACAACGTTCGAGGAGAGCATAGACACATACTCTTGTCTAGTATAGCAAAAGCGCAGGGCATGAAATGGAGTTTTAAAAACGGGTTGCTCGATAGAGAAACAGGCGAATTGATCACAAAAGATCCTAATGAAATCGCTAAGCGCCTTTTAGGACAAACTGCAACAGCAGAAGATATATCGAGTTTTTCTAATATTATACAGTTTATAAAGAAGCTTCCAAAATATACTGAATTAACAGCAGACGCAAGAGAAACTCTTGCAAAACAGGGGATTGAACTCCCAGATCAGGGACAGCTAGAAACCTTTCGGCCTGGATCCCCTATGTGGATGAGACAGTTAATGGATAGCATTAGATGAAGGCACGCGAAATTTTGTTAGAATACGAGAACTACATACCTCAGCCTAGCACACTACAGGTTAAAACAAGCTCCTATGAATTCATTCAGCTTATGAAGGAATACCGCTCTGAACAAAAAACAAGATCGACTGGCGACCAAGGCCTAGTAATGTTTTATTCCGAAGAAGAAAAAGCAGATTTTGCACAATACCTAACTTCTCGTGGAGTTGCATTTACGGATATAGGATCAAGATGAGATTCTGGGAAGTTCTTTTAGAAGCAAGGAAGGTAGGTAGAGATTTTCAGCACCTGGAAGATCTTGTGTTTACAGATCCAAAAACTGGCGCGCAGAAGGCAGTAGAAATCTTGCGGAAATTAGAGCAAGGGGCCAAGGATGTTGCTATAAAATGGGATGGCAACCCGACAATTTTTTGGGGAAGGGACAGCAACGGCGAGTTTCGATTAGTAGGAAAAAATAACTGGGGAAGAGACGAAGGAAAAAGCGACAACCCTCAAGAACTAGAAAAGTTTATTTTAAGTAGAGGGAAAGGCGAAGAATGGCGTGAAAAGTTCGCCGGTGACCTTGCAGCACTTTGGCCTTTGTTTGAAAAGGCAACTCCGGAAAACTTTCGCGGATATATTTTCGGAGACCTATTATATTATCCAGGAAAACCATATGAGGGAGGTAACGGTAAGATATCCTTTACACCAAATGTTACTACCTATCACGTAGATGCAACCTCAAAGCTTGGCACCCGCATAGCAAAAAGCAAAGTAGGTGTTGCCGCGACTCTCAAATTCAACGAGTGGGGAGATCCTATGAACGCGGGACGACCTTTTGATAATGTAGAAGATTTTAGGATAAACCCCGAAGTTGTTGTTCTTGGACAGACCTATATTGATCATAGACCTGCAGTTGATGTTGATAACTTAAACACAATAGAAAAATTAGCAGCGCAGTACCAAGATAAGATATCCAAATTTCTAGAACCGTTTAAGGGCTTGAGCGATTTACAAAACATTATATACAGTTTTGTTAATAATCAAAGTAGACAAGGTAATCTGCAAAATATTGATTCAGAAAATTTTTACACATTTATCCAACAAAAAATTTCAGAATCAAAACAGGCTAGGATTCAACAAATAGATGAAAACAATCCCGGCGTGCTAGACAGTATTTTCTTGCTTGTACAAGAGCTAATGAAAGCAAAAGACGAAGTTATAGCAGAACTAGACGCTGCCGAAGCCGACGTTACAGCAACTACTGGCTCAGAGGCCGGCGGCGAAGGTTACGTAAAGCAAGGCGAAAAGGTAAAACTTGTGCCTAGATCGCGTTGGAAACCTGCCTAAAAAATAACCTAAACACTTGATTTTTAAACATTCTGCTAAATACATTTGCCACCTTCGGAGCGAAGGTATTGATAAGAGAAAGGAGAAATATCATGGCAGATCTAAGCACATTTTTTCAAACGTACGACAATGCAGGAACAGGTGTTGATGCATCTATCCTAGACGCCAACAAGCAAGCAGTCAACGGACAAGGCATTGCTGGCAAGACCATCATCGCAACAATCGTTGGTACCGATGACACAAACGTAACACAAGCTGAGCTTGATGCATTTGTGTTCGGTATTGGTAATGCAGGCGGCGACGGAACAGGCGACGATACGAATGGCCCAGACGCATTCACAGTAGTCGGCGTTAACGGAACTGCAGACGGCGCAAGCGGCTCAGTAGCTATTGCACTACAAGGCACAGGCACAGTTAGCACAAGCAAAGGCAACTATGCAGACGACGTAACTGTTGCTATTACAACTACGTTTGACGGCCTTCAGTAAACCACAAGTTCATTAAGAACTAAAAAGGCGAGTTTTTTACTCGCCTTTTTTTTATCTCTGTAAATAGCATGCATGCAGGGATACAAAATAATAACCACAGTTGATATTACTCGTTCCGGCGCAGAAAGGGATTCGGCTGATTATATCGCAACGGGTCAGCAGAGCAACTTTAATACGCTTGTTCAAACCATCGGCCTACGAGCGAATATCGAATGGGATAAAGATCCTATTAACCTAGATAGCTATTGGCATTGGTTATTTTGGGTTGAACGTCCTGATATATTTTCTAACGGTGAAAGTCCTGTAGCACTCTTAGAATTTGATTTGCATAATGTTCCTGTGATAAGCAACCTCACAAATACCATTGCGGTTTATCCTCCCGTTTTTCGCACCTGTACACAGGATAAAAATACCTGGATTGAAATTACTGCTCAGTAAATTTGTGAGGCGGTGATATTAAATATTAATATGAAAAGAATTAATGACATATCACTGCTTATTTTAAATCATAATAAGACTATCCGAGAGGTAAAGTTATGGAGTTACGCAGCATGGTCGACTCCGTTTGTAGCTCTTTTTGTATTGTTCTTTTTACAAATTATAGGATGGGATCAGTGGTATGCCAGAGCGCTCGTTAGTGGTGCTGTAATTATGTTTTCGATTGCTGTAATTTGGTGGTGGTGGGCGATATTTAAGGTAGCTTCTATATCAAACTCTCTACTTGATACTGCCGACAAGTTAAAGGAAGTCAGCGTCGAGTTAAATGCTATAAACAGAAGTTTACGCCAAAAAGATAAATAGTTTAAAGGCAATTTAGGCACACAATTTCTCACAAGGCAATCTAAATCTCGGAGCGACACAAGGAGAAATCAATGCCCGCAAAAGAGCCAACTACGCTTGAAAAAGAAAGCTTAGAAGCCCACGTAGACCTATGCGCACTTAGATACGAACAACTAGACGGCAGGCTAACAAATCTAGAACACAAAGTGGGAGTTATCCACAGTGATATAGTATCTGGCCAAAAAAGTTTAACTAAAGTGATTATTGGTACTGCAGGTACCGTAATTGCCGGAGTCCTTTCTTTAATTGTCACAATACTGATACGTATGTAAAAACAAATGTAAATACCCTAAATGGGTAACATATCACGTAGATTCCAACAAATTGTAATTAAAACCCAAAAAAAGTTTTTGGATCAAGGCACGATTATGCCAGTACAAACCGAGCAAGGCATACTGGTAGGAAACGCCTTGATTGTCTGCGACGGCCCTTACAAAAATCTATACTGCAATGGCGAGCTGATTTTTGAAAATGTCTGTCTTAACAAGGTAGCAATTCGTCTTGCAAACATGATTGCTTGGAATAAACTTAATAAACTAGCGTTTGATATATTTAATGCAGACAGAAATTATAATCGATATCATGTCGATAGCACTATTACACTAGCTTCTTATCACGTTTGTCTACAATCGAAAGATTATTTTAAAGCTGATGTTCTCTGGGCTAGATATTGTGAGGCTAAAGCACATGCAAAATCTGCAAAAGAGAAAGCAGAGCGTTTGGCATCATTTTAATAAATACTGCATAAGCCTAGGAACGTATATCAAATGAAAACTTCAGACTTAATAACTGTTACTGCAAATAAGATTAATGAAAATCTTGAAAAAGCTTTCGGTAAAAGAATAAATTTTTCAAAATTTAATAACACGCAATTAGAGGATGCTAGAAATAAGCTGAGAACACAGCTTTATCAAATGCGCTCTGAATCTAAATTTAACGAAAACTTAGAAAGCGAAACATTCTACGAAACACAGTGGATGTTAGATGCACTTAACGCTGAAATTTCTGAAAGAGAAGATGTAGAAGAAAACATCGCAAACGAAGGCGCTTCTGACACAAAAGCCAAGATGAAGCAGATTGTGTCTGCGTTCAAGCCGTTGACAAAAGGCGAGAAAGTAGTAAAGGCGTTTAGTTACAAACCTGGAAAAGAATTTGCTTCAGTTCCGGTGATCATTACAGAAAATCCCAAAGCAGATGAAATGTAT